CCGGTCGCACTTATCACAAATGTTCACAATTTCTGAAGGCTCGGTAAACGATTCAACAAGAATTTTCTGTTCAGCGTTGTGCTTACGCGCACGCTTAATAAGAAGATTAACGTAGTCCGTGATAGAGATATCAGTGTGTGTGATGTCATAGTGACTAAAATTCTGTCCGTCGACGCCGTCGCCGATGGGGGTCTTCAATGTAATCAACCAAATGTCATTCAAAGAATGCATGTTACCGAATTTCTCAATGACCTTTGCAGAATCAAGGAGATTGTTGGTAAGGAACTCAGGACGGACCTTAAGTTCAACATGGATGTGGCAACGACGCAACACCGACATAGAGTTGTAGGAGGAAAGACCCGCGTGGATCTCTTCAACATTGGTGGTGATAGTCAAGCAATGGGGTTCGATAGAAATCTTACCTTTATTCGCGAGGTCAGCCATAACGGCGTACTCTCGAATATTGTTGACGATCTTGATGATAGATTCAGAAGGAGCAATCTCCCAGAATTCTTTCTTGGTGTTACCCAAATCATCAATTTTCACTCCTGTAATGTAGGAGCGATAGTTGGACATATACTTGTCTGCTTCATTCAAAGTACAAATGTAGTCAGCAGTACAAGCAACACCCATGGCTTTAAGAACTGTAACCATGGTAATGTCCGCGAATGTGGATTTACCCACACCGGAGTTGCCAAAAATTTTAATCGCAAGAGGGGCCTTTCGGAGACCTCCTGAAATACGGATGGCGGTGAATTCCGTGTAGACTTTTGTAAGAGCCTCCCACTTTTGTTGGATAATTCGTTTCTCCGTACCATTAGGAGTGGTTTTAAATAAGTCGTGAAAATCATCGATTAAAACTTTAATTTCTTTATCGAATTGAGCTTCAGACAAATTCAGGAAACGTTCGAGGTTACCATTCCTCGCGTGTTCCCATTCGACTAATTTACGCACATAGCGCTCTTCAAGTTCCACTAGTTTGGGAGTTGAAAAGAGCAAAGGCGATAAAGAGCCGGTGACATAACACATGTAACCTCCTTCAGCGAAGAAGGCAATAGTGTCCATGATTGAATCCATAAGATCAACTGAGGTACAGTGTTTCTTTTGTGCTTCTACGGCAAAAATTTCAAAATTGCCGAGGGATACGGAAGCATCCTCAAGTACTCCTAATGTTACAAGGAGGGATATTACTCGAGAAACCTTTGCAAAAGCTGGATTGTTAGTTAAAAGTTTCCAGTTATGCAGGCCTCCCTTAAGTTGAGAGAGCCATTTAGGTGTGTCGTCGCTGGATTGTGGGGTATATCCATCGAATAGGTTGTCGACAAGTTGGGACAATTGGGACGTCAAAGACGCCTGATTGTGGGTTTTGGCATACATGGTTAGTACGCATAGAAAGCCTGTGGCATCTGTGACGCTACAAAGAGCGCCATAGAGAGAACATATGCCTTCAATTTTTGAAATGGCGCTGTCGGTGAGTTGTTTTTTGAGGGAATTCTTAAGATAAAGTAATCCCGGTAAATTCCAACCCGCCTGTGGCACGTATGTCATACCAGTAAGATACTGGATTTTGGCCTCGAAAGGCAGTTTATCGAAAACCTGTTTCGCTGAGTGAGCGTCCTCTGATCCTGGTGTATCCAGAGGAAAATTAGTGTATTGGGTTGCAGTTTTACTGATTGACCTTGCACTAGGAATGAACTCTAAGCTATTGTTCTTAGCTCTGCCGCTAGGAGCGGACTTCATTTTATGCATCGAGTGATACAAGGGTAGAGTGGTAACCACACTACCTACAATGTCATTATAAAAAAAC